CAGTAATTTTAACTAAAGCAACAGGAATATATCCTGCTGTGATGTCTGCCACTAAAGGTGTAGCGGCCGCAGTTCCTTGAACAATACTTAGAGATGGGGTTCCTCCAATATTGGGATTTAATAGAACCCAATCGTATCTTGTGTGAGAAGCATGTTGAACGCCTGATGAATATGCAACACTTAAATTAGTCCCATAAGTAACATATTGCCCCTTTGAAGTAAAATGAATAGGTTGGGCTAAGTTATATTGTGTGTATGTTCCACCATCAGTAATTGTGAATCCTGCATGTCCTATACATATATCCCCTTCAGAATAAGCCTGTAATGCTTTAACTATTCCTGAATGAATATTATCTGTTCCGTCAATTAAACCCGCATTTGGTGTTGCTGCTAATTTAGTTATTTTTCCTTGATTTGCTACCATCTTATTTCACCTGCACCACAATTGTAAATTCTAAGATATCAGTTGCAGTTATTGGCCCCACGCCATCAAAATCAATTCTGTTTAACATATTACCACTACTATCAAAAATTCCTACTTCTGTTATTGTATATCCAGTTAACGCCGTAGCACTTCCTAAGAAACTCGCCTTGAATTCTACTCCAGTATCATTTGCTAATGTAGATGAAATATTACTTGTTACCGTTGGTACTCCGTTTGTCGTTCTCGGTGAATCTAATTCATTTGCGCTTGGATTAGTACTATCTGTTCCTGTTCCTACATCCATACTGGCAAAATTAGTTTTAATTAACGTTGCTATCTGTTTCTTTCCTTCTTCTGTTATCATTCAAACGCCTTCCCTTTAGTTAAATCTAAATCCAACATTAATGTCTTATTGGATAGTGTTGCTGTTCCTCCACTCAAAGTAAATCCTAATGTGGTACTGAATCCTAATAATGCCCCCGAAGAGAAACCTAAATTTGTACTTGCGTCTGCTGGACAATACAATAAGTCTCCTTTAGTTAAAGTGACACTGAGAGGAGTAACAAGAGTAATCTGAGTAGAACTTACTGATTCTATAACCCCTAAGTTAGTACCAGCATTTGTGTAGAGGTTCGCTCCAGCAAGGAAAGTGCTACTGATATCAATAGTTGTTGAAATTTTATCACCACTAGATACAGTAGCAGCAACGCCTGTATAATTCATATCAGCACTAGTAGTTATTTTATGAACTTGTAATGTTACTTCCCCTATCTCTAATTCGTCAAATAAGTCGATATCTTGGTTAAGAGTTTCTGCTATATCTTCTTTGAAGGTTCTATCTAATCTTTTAATTTCAGTAATATTTTCAGCCAACAATTGACCCAATCCCTTTGAATATTTACTCAAAGTTAATTTGACAACTCCATCTATAGAATAGTCAATTCCAGTTATCATATAATTCGAACGAGGAATATTTTCAGATGGATAATGAACAACTACACTATCTGCAATTTTAACTAATTCAGTGCCTCTTCGGTCAGTTTCTATTTTTAATTCTATATTTTCAGAAGAATGTAATCTCAATAATTTTTGAGCCAATTGTTCTGCTTGAACTTTATCAGAAATTGTTCTATCTATTCTTTCTAATGTCCTTTTACCTTTTAATTTGATACTTTCTAAATCTCTTTTTCTGACTTTCAAATCTTTACCATATACCACTACGTCATTGTATAACTCAAAGGTGTTTTTATTTTTGGAAGCCAACATAATATTTTGAGTGTCTTTATCCATTTCATCTATTTCGATAGATGTATTACGTTCAAAATCTTTAGAGGAAGATACTTCTATAGTGTTATTATCAACATATAATTCAAGAGTTTTGTTACCCAATACGCTATTTGAAGCAGAAAATAAATTTGATTCCCCACCAAGGAATTCAGGAGCAAGGAAATATCCCTTTTCTGTAGAAGTCACAGAAGTAACATCAGAACGACGAGTATAATCAATATCTTCTCTTTTTAAGATATTATTTACAATATCTTCACTTTCTGGTGCTATAATTAATGATGTTCCTATTGATGCTGAAGAAATATCAGGGAGAGATATTCTATCTTTAGTAGTCAATTCAAATATTTCCCCTATTGAAATAATACCAGCCATTTTATCCATTGAAGAAAAACTTAGAGTGGTTTTGTTATTAGCAGCCTCTACAATCATAGTATCTTCTTTCTTAATTCCACCATCTGTTTTGAGAACATTATAACTGGTGTTATGAACAAAAGGCTTAGGAGAAGCACCAAATAAATCTCCTTTATCTCTACAAACAACATAATCAGAATTATCTGTATCTACATCTAATGATACATACATAGATAGAAGACCTTCATTGAATATACTATCTACAGAGTGATTATTATCATTATTAAAAGCGTTAACAACACTAGAATAACAAGTATCAGAATAAGGCATTTTACTAGTTTCTTTACTCATTACATACATTGGGATATTTTGGGGGCTGAAATCATAAGTACATATTTCGGCTGGTTTCATGATTCTGAAATGAGTATTAGTTGGGATGTTATCAGTATTAGTAGAAGAAGTGGCGTTATCTAAATACAAATAATGAACAATAACATCGTTATCATAAGCAGTATTACTACTTGCTTTAGGTGATGACGGGTCTGAAGTAGAAGGATAGTCGCCACTACCTCTTGTAGCATAACCAATTTCGTGTGAAACCACATAATAAATTAAATCTGGAGTAACTCCTTCCATTATTCTATTGTATGTATTACCATCAGTAGAT